GTCTTTACGTGTATTTATATAACGTAGTTCTCCATTTATCCAAGCCTTGTTTACCTTTCGTACATTATACTTTTTTAGAATGTCTATGCCTATGTTAAATTGGTTCCAATAGTCTAAATCAGTTTTTTCAAATGGCACAATCTCTACTTTAATTGTAGTTAGTCTTGCTTCTAAATCTTCTGAATAAAACTTTATTTGAGGTCTTGGAAGTTCTGTTTTGGGAATGTTGGTCATCTGCTCGTACACTTCAATAGGGGTTACAGTTCTACCTAATCTTAAACCTGCTACTTGTAAACAATCATAATATGCACCTAATTTAAAGTCATGGAAAACCAAAGCACCTGCAGATGTATAAAAGAATCCACAACCAGGTGTTTTATCATCTCTAAATGGATTAGTATAGGGTTTCTTTAGTCTTATGTATGCACCAAAGTAATACTCCATTATCTGTTCTTGACTGTAGTGTTTGTACAACTCAGTCCTATCCATCTTTGTTCTTATACTACTTAATTCCATAATATTATTAGTGAAGTAGGGAGTACCTGTTTAGATACTCCCATTCCACATTAGGTATGATGATTATCCAAACAAATCGTCCTCAAATGGATTTACATCCACACTAGGTGATGAAGTTACACTTGGGGTTGAATCTCCAAAAGGATCTTTGGTATCCCAAGAGTCGCTACCAGACTCAACAGTTGCTGGCTCACTATCTGGAGTAAACTCTTTAAAAGTTAAGCTATCTCCATAATAGTGACGATACCCATACTCAGAGTTAGTAATTTTGTTTCTAACATAGTCAGTTACTTTGTTATTAACTCCTAAGAACAAGTTATTCCAAACATCTTGGTATTGTCCTTCTTTAACACCAAACAATACTTTAACTCCGCCTTCACGCTTATTGAAGTGTTCGAAGAACTCACGTAACTCTTTCACATTTCCTTTAATGATAGCTGAAATATCATCTAACATAAAAGGTGCTGTGTTGTTGTCTACATTACCATAGGCTTTCAACAAAAGATAGATATCTTCTTCGCCTTTAAGAGCTTCACGTACCTTAGATAGATTTAGTTTACCAAAATCTTTTAGGGTAGTATTCTTATTAGCCAAATCGCCAAGACCTTCAGCCCAACAAGTTTTGCTAAAGTTATCTATGTATTGTATTTTACCTGATTGACTCTTACGGGGAGTATTACTGATAAATAAAGCAAACTTACCCAACAAAGAAGTACCGAAGGTGTCGTGATTACGATACCAAAAATCTATACGAGTAGAATCTTCAGTAAAGTAATTAGGTTCTTTTACTTTCTCTTCATCGATTTCGTACAAATCGGCAATTTCTTTACGGGTTGGATTAACAGCTACAATCTTAATAGGTGCAAGTCCTGTGTACAATTTCTTGGGTGTGCTACTAGCACTTCTGGTTTCTAAATTGTCTAAATTCATTTTAATTAGTTTTTAAGGGTTTACGAATAATACTCATCAATGTAATCACACACTGATTTTAGGTCATTGGGGACACGAACATCTGGAAACATTCCTTCTGGTGACTTAGCTGGATACTTCTTCCAACGATTGGTTATAAACTCATACGTTGTGTTCCCCGAGTTATCTTCATCTACGTGGGTGTACAATGCAACTGTAAATAAGCCTTCCAATACAATCTGATTGTCAAGAAGTTTACCTGCGGTCTTCATCTTGTAAGAAATAATAGAACCATCGTCCATAATCTCTTCAGGATGAGAAAAGTAGAAAATTTTCAAGTCGTCTCGTAATTTGCGGGCCTCCGTAAGTAATGTGACCATGTCCTTAGCCATTACGCTAAACTTGGTATAACCTACTTCGGTTGCTTTTTTAACCATGTTAAAGCCCATAATGTAGTTAGAATCTTCTATAACTACTTGTTTAATGTGTGGAGCTTTAGCACTAATACTTTGAAGATACTTAACTACAGTTAGAGCATCGTCTATTTCTGCATAGTTTTTGTTCTCTTCGTTGTAAAGTTTGGTTGATCCTTTAAAAGGAAGTTCTTTACGAGCTACATTAATAATGTAGGTTTCTTTTGGGTCAAGGGTTTTAATTGATGTTGACTTACCACTACCTGTAGGTCCGACGACTGCGATTAATTTACTAGACATTACTTTTTTGTTTTTGGTTTATTTTCTGTGATATATTCAAAGTCACGCTTTTCCTCTAATGCCCACCCATAAAACAATGTGAACTCTTTAGCCAAGTTTAATAAGTCGGTTGCGCTAACAGATTCGTCAGGTTGATAGGTAGATAACTCAAGTAAAGCATCTTTGTTTTGCACTAAATACTGGTATAGCCACTGTTGGAAACTAATCTCTTCTTCTATTGTCCATTCGTGTTTCTCTTGCCAGTCTTGTTCTAGTATGTTAACAAATTTTAATTGTGTACCAGCTCTGTTACACATTTCTTCTAGTATAACTTCTAGATGTTTTCCTATTTTAATTCTCTTCAGCATATTATCTTTTTTCTCTATATTCTTCATAGTAGTTTCCTGTATTCATTACTTCTGCACGAGGTAATTCTTGGAAGAAACCACTAGCTCCTTGAAAGTACAAACCTAAACTAGCATTTTCTAGTCCATAGTGTCTGTCTTTTAGGAATTTGAGACACCGATAGTTCTTACCCAAGATAGACACATCGTATCCGTTATGGGTTTCTATATCGTAGCGTGATGGGTTGAAGAGTCCCATTACTATCTCGTAGTCTTGGTGCACACCTTTGTTAATGTGCAATTCTTCTAGTGAGGGTTCAATTCTTTCTTCGATTAAATGTCCCTTATTTGTGTACTGGGCTTTCTCTGAGGATGGAGTTTGCTGATGTACAATTACATTTACCATTTGTAGTTTCTTGGAAAAGATTTCTAACACATAATCTTTTACCATTAAATCAAAAGTTTGGTAAGATGTATACTTTGTTTTTGCTTCAGGGATTATTTCGTTAGAAAGCAAACTGATGTGGTCTATAACACAGAACACCCACAAATCATCTGATTTGTATTTGTATCCCGACATTATTTTACGACCATCAGGTAGTTCAGTATAAATATATTCACCTACTGCTGGATTATCAAAGTAGCTTTTTACATACTTTAAGATTCCCGTTGGGTTTCTTATGAAATCAATACACTCTACACTCTCTTGTAGGGCTGTAATATATCTTTCTGCTTCTTTGATTTTCTCTAATAGGTTGGCATCTATGTTATACTTACCGATAGATTTTAGTTGAGCAACACTTACATTAATCTTGTATTGTTGGTAGAGATAACTTGCAATAAAAGACAACCAAAAATCTGTTGCGTTTTCTTCTAGTGCGAAGTAGAATATCTTTACTTTGATATTTGTTTTATGTGTTCTTCTTAACACATTGTGTACTGTAAGATATTTTACAAACTTGGTTTTACCTACACCTGAAGATGCAGTAATTGCTGTGATAGAACTTTTCGTAAAGCCACCATAAAATTCGGATAGTCTATCAAATGGTCCTAAGATAGATGTAATACCTCCTTCTTCTTTAATACGCTTGTTACGCTCAATTACATTCAGTAAATCGTTAAATCTTAGTTGCTGTTGGGGCATAGTGTAGTTCTTGTTGTTAGTGTAGTAGCGGAAAAGAAAAGAAAAAACTAAATTAATGTGTGGCTAGTGTATTTCTTACTACCACCGCTATTACGTACTTCTTCGCACCACTTACTAAGATTACTTACTACAATACCATTGTGTTGTTTACTGATAAAGTAGTGTGCCTCTTGGATAAATTGAAGATTGTTACTTTTCTTTAGAGTCTGGATGTATAAGTCTACAGCTAAAAGTATCTCTTCTTTTGTGTAATCATTTTCTTTTAAGAAGATACTCATCTTTTTACTTACAGCTTTTATGTTGCCACTTTTTCCAGATATCCCAATGTTTTTCACACTAAATTTAACAAGAAAATCTTCAAGCCAATCAATAGATTCATTTAGACTAACTGTTACTTCTCTAGGTTTCTTCTTAGGCTCTTCATCACTCAAATTTACACCACCGATAGACTCCTCAAGCCCTAGAAGTTCCAGGGCTTTTGGTGTCCAAAATGTAGTGTTTTTCCTTGTAACTAGAAGACCTTCATCAAACCATTTTTTTAGGATACCTTGATTTTCTAACAGGCTCCATAATGTTTCGTAGAATGTTTTCTTCATAACTTGGTTGGTTGTTCTTTAGGAATATTTTCCTTTAGTGGGGTGTCAAAAATAGGACTTTGTTCGGATATATCCAATCCATTTCCGATATTTTCCTGTATATTATCCAGATTTTTTCCACAAGAGTTTTCTCTTAACTCTTCCCACATAAGTTGTTCATATTCCCATTGCTGTTTTAAAGAAAGAAAGTCTGGGGTTGAGTCCAGACTTTCTCCAAAATGATTAAAAGGTAAATCGTTAATTGACATCGTTACTAGAATTAGGGGTGTTGTATCTAGCTTCGTTAGTATCTACTGTTGGATGATTCCACTGAGAGCCACAATACATACAATCTAAATAAATCATAAGGCGATTTGTTATCTCTACATTGTTAAAGCAACAAGGGCACATACCATCTGCTAGACAAGCATCAATGTAGCTTTGGTCTTGCAAGTATGAAACTGTATCAGGATCTGCCTCTTCAGGATAAATAGTGCTTTCTAAA